AGACTTACCTGAACCAGGGCCTCCAGCTAAGAATATTGCCTTAAATATATTTGGGTCGTAAACGCCCTCGAATAGTTGTTCGAATTTTATCATTTGTTTGTTCTCTTAATTCTGTATTTATCTGTTGCGATGGCCATTGTATCGCTTGAGTTTGTGTTCTATGTGCATTTTGAAAAGTCATTTTTCTTAGTTTACTCTGTCTTTTGGATGTCATGTAAATCTCTCCTAGCTGATTGTTAATAGAACATGATAAATTTTTTTACAAATTAAGTGCCCTCCTATTCTATGCCTTCAACAAATTCGATTGCACCGACTGGTTCCTCTGCAATTTCATCAAAGTTTATTGGACCTCTTTTCTCTATCGTATTTGGTGATGAGTCTTTTGCCAATGACATTGTTATTTCGTGATTTGATTCTGCAACATTAAAGTTATGTCTTAATGCCGTTATTAAGTATTTACCTTGATAGATGCTCTTACCACTTTCATCTTTCATTGGTTCATTGATTGTACAAGTTTGACCAACTTCAAATCCCACATGACCTTTAACATGTATTTTAACTTCTATCATGTGATCGATCTCTCTTCGTTTTGCTGATCGTGTAAGAAAAGTGTTGGTACCAATTTCTGTTGGGGAAAATGAGTATGAGTTTTGTGTTGACGAATAGTGACTCATATCTTTACCTTCATTCTCGAAAGTTGTATGTAGATATGTTTTTGAATCAACAAAATCTCCAATTGTATTATTCTTGTAGTCAACAGGGTCGTCATTGTATATAGGATTGTCTTTTTCTATACTACCCTCACTTCTTATAAATCTGTTAAACTCATCAAAGTATTTGTAAGTATTTGTTTCATGCGACTTATTGTACAGATTAACCTTAGTTGATTTAGAAGCAAATATACCAAGTGCTGTATTCATTAATGAATCAATTTTAGGTACCAACTGCATTTCTATTGCTCTTTCAAAATCTTTTACTGGGTTTACATGTTTTGATTGACCATCGCCATCCAATAGAGCAACTTCACCTGCGTTAAAATCGGTAACTGCCTCTTGAGCAAATAAATTTGTTAATGTTGTACATCTAAATCCTTTTGACGTTTCATAAAACAAATAACTTGGTGAGTTATTGATCTTAGAAACTGCTTCTTGCATGATCTGTCTAATTGCATCAAAAGGTTTCTTGTTTGTAAATACAACTCTTTTTATATTCTTAGATGCTTCTATTAATATGGGTTTCTTAGTTTCTAATTCTGATTTTAAAATACTCTCAATAATTTTTGTAGGGGACTCTTGATATCCTTTAGATATTTTTGTTCTTTCGTTTTTAAAGTGTTCTTTTGTTGTAAAAGATATTTGATACACCATACTTTTTGCTGATGCTTCTTCCATGAAGTCAATAGAGTTTACAAGAAAGTATTGTTTGATAATCTGTTGTGGGTCATCACTAATACTTGGTGTTGTAATTTCTAGATAGATTGTGTCTTGACCACGAATGAATGATTTAGAAAAAAAGTTTTGTGTATCAAACAACATCATACTACCAGATATGTTGTTTTTAAATATGTCTTCAAATATATTAATCTCTGTGATACTACCTCTAATGTTTATCGTATCACCGTTAGAAGTCGTTATGAATGCTTGGTCTAATCTAAATTCACCTGCATATTGTATTCCCATTTTACCTTATCCTATATTAGTAAACTGATTCGCCTACCAGAGTTTTAAACTCTTTTACAAAACTATCAACAAATTGTGGGTCTAATAGTTTTATTTGTCTTAACTTATCTTGTTCAGCAAGTTCATGCTCATAATTTGTTATAGGTGTTGCTGATGGGTAATCTGTATTGACAGTACCAACATCTATCTTTAATAATTTATCACCTGAAGTTTCTGTTATCTCGTAGTGATGTATACCATTAATATTATCGTATTTGTCTTTTACAAACTTGTTAAATGCGCCAGTAGTCATTGGCCATTGACTATATCTATCTGTTATATCGTTAAACAATAAAACTACGTAATGCAATTGTACATCGTTATATAATCTATCAGCAATCATTTCTGGTGTTTCACCTTCTTTAACAACATACGTATCAAATAAAGATGCGTTAGTTTTTATTTTTGATCTTACTTTTACTCTTCTTAATATATTAGTAACATCTTTAGGATTGCCGTCACCTAAAGCGTCATAAGGTATAAGAGGAAATTGTTCAAAGTACATATTAATAACCTTCTGCTATTCTTTCTCTTGTTATTAGTTCGATCTCTCTAAAGTTTGCTTGTATGTTAGTCTCTACTGGTGGAGCTCCCTCTTCGTTTGGTTCAAACGTTCTATATCTATCACCCCCATATGTTACAGTAAAGTTTTCTAAAAAGCAAGTGCTAATTTTGTGAAGGTACTGATTTTCTTGTCCATTATACATATATTGTATATCAAATGTATTTGGTACCCTAAATGCTCGCCCAGAGTCTCCAACCATTTCGGGTGCCATATTAGCTCTGAAGGCGTACACAATTTTTCTAATCTCATCTGCTTCCTCTCTTGATTTTGGTATCATCTTAAAATTAAATTGAAAATTTCTTTTCTCAAACTTTTTAAATGCTAATTCCATTCGGTTAGCAATTACCTCTCCTTGACCCATTTCAAAAACTGACCTTGCACCTTGGGCACCTGGCAGTTTATCTGCGATTGCTAACGCACCAAGTTCCAATGAGTTAATTACTTCTGGTCCTAATTTTTCTAATTCTTTACCTGTTGCTTCTTTCAATGCTGATAGTCCGCCACCTTGTGCTTGAACACGACCATATACATTTGATGCTGCGTTTGCAAGTATACCAATTTCTGAATCATGGTATGTTGCCGCTGTTCTATAAATTGCTTGTGGTGGCATATACAACGCAATCGCTGTATCTAATCTCATTGTAGGTTTTCTGTATGAATAAGTATTTGCACCACCTTGACCACCTGTCTTTGCTGTTGCCATTGCACCATATCCAGCATTTGCTTTCTCAAATGGTGGCATGTCTTGATTTAATTGTGATTTAACACCACTTGCATTTGCTGATTTAACTCTACTTGTACCAACATCTCTTGTTATATACTTTGGTATATTTGCGTCTCTTTCAGCTCTCTTTTGATCTGCTGTCGAACCTGTTCTCTGTCCAAATCTAATTACAGCATCATCTTGTTCATTGATAAAGAACATAACATAGTGACCTTGGTTACCTGTTCCTGGTCCACCTTCAACATCCAAAGGAAACTGAAAGTTTTTAGTTGTTCTTTTACCAATTACTTGTGGTGCTTCAACACCTGTATTACTTTTTCTCTTGTTAAGTCCTAATGTGTCTCTTAAAAAACCTCTTGCTTTTTTTAGTACAACACCTGTGGCAGTTGTAACAACCGCACCCTTGACTGATTCTCTATTGAGTAATGACATATAAATACCTTTGTAATATTAATTATTTATATAGAAATGAGATAGTTATGGCATATAGTGGTCGTTTTAAACCCTCACAACCTCACAAATACAAGGGTAACATCAACAATATAGTATATCGTTCATTGTGGGAACTTAAACTTATGAAATACTGCGATCTGACTAAGGCTGTTATTGAGTGGGGTAGTGAAGAGATATCGATACCTTACTATTCGCCGGTTGATGGTCGTATGCATAGGTATTACCCAGACTTCTATATGAAAGTCAAACAGAAAGATAAGTCAATCAAAAAATTTATCGTAGAAGTTAAACCTAAAAAAGATTTAAAACCACCTCCTACAAATCCTAAGAGACGTACAAAACAGTGGTTCGGAAAATGTAAAACATTTATAGTAAATAAGGCAAAATTTAAGTACGCAACAGAGTATTGCGTACAGAATGATCTAGAGTTTAAAATCCTTACCGAAGATCATCTACAACCCCGTTATAAATAATAGATATGGCACAAAGTAAGTATATCCAAGCAGTCAAGAAGGCTGTCGCAAATAGACCTCGTTCTACCCAATGGTTTAGGAACAAGATCAAAGAGTTTGGAACACCAACACAAACTCAATTAATGCGAGAGGGTAAAGTAACTGCTAGACCAAACTTTGGTAGGTTGAATATGTTCGTGTATGACCCAAAGATGAAAAAGACTTTACCTTACTATGATACGTTTCCTTTAGTGTTACCTATTGATACATTCAAGGGTGGATTTATAGGATTGAATTTACATTATCTACCTATCAATCTAAGAGTAAGATTGTTAGATAGATTAGTAGATGATACAAACAATACTAAGTTTGATGCAACGACAAAAATTGTAGCTGATTATTCAAAATTAAAAAATGTAAGATTGATTAAACCAGCAATAAAAAAATATTTGGCAAGTCAAGTGCAATCAAAGTTTAGAAGAATTGATGCTGATGAGTTTACTATTGCAGCCTTATTGCCTGTGGCAAGATTTAAGAAAGCAAGTATAGCTCAAGTTCACAGAGATTCAAGGGCAATGATCTAATGGATAGAGATAGAACAAAACAATTAACTGAACATGCTAAAATCATGAACAGAAAAAAACAAGAATTAAATTTAAGTAGAAACCTTAAAAAAGAAGTGAACATTGGTGCTAATGGTACACAAAAATATATCATTAAACAAGGTGTTAACAAAGGTAAGGTAATAGGATAATGGCAAGATCAGGTTTATTAGACGGATTCGCATACGGAGTCATAAATGAAATATTAGCAACATTTAGAACTCAAGATGGTGGGTATGCTAGACCATCTCGTTATGAAGTTATCATCGGGCCACCAGCCAGATATGCACAAACAACAGGTGCAGGTAATAATAAAAATAAAGATGTGGTAAGAAAGACTTCACTAGAAATGGCTGCCGTTGCGTTTCCTGGTGTACAATTACAAGCCGAAGAAGATACAAACATTTACGGACCTCCAAGAAAAATAGTAAGAGGTCAAACATTTGCTGAAATAGTTACTCAAGTTAGATGTAGCCAAGACATGAAAGAGAAAAACTTTATTGACACGTGGATGAGATTAGCAGCACCAAGAACAGACTTCTCTATTGGTTACTATTCTGATTACGTTGGTACAATGCAAATATTTCAGTTAGACAATGAAGATAAGAGAAGATATGGTGTAGAATTAGTTGAGTGTTATCCAATCAACATGGCCGAACAATCGTTAGATTATTCAACTCAAAACTCAATACAGTTTTTGAATGTTACCTGGGCATATAGATATTGGAAAAACTTAACAGACGAAGCGGAATTACCAAAACCATTGCTAGAAAGAATTGGCGATGTGTTTGTTAATACAGTAGAAAGACAACTAAGAAGTCGTTTACCTGCTGTTTTGCGAAAATTATAATTAATAAGGAGCGATAATAATGGCATTACCTAAAATAGATAATCCCACATATACCCTGGAGCTACCGTCAACTGGTGAGGTCATTAAGTACAGACCTTTTCTAGTAAAAGAACAAAAGGTTCTTATGTTGGCTCAACAGAGTGATAAAGCCGTGGACAGAAACAATGCAATAGTGCAAATAATAGAATCATGTACCTTTGGAAAAGTGACTGATAAAAATCCTTTATTTGATATTGAATATGTTTTCTTAAAACTAAGAGCAAAATCTGCTGGTGAGACAGTAAATGTAACACTTACTTGCCCAGATGATGGTGAAACTAAAGATACAGTCAAAATTAACTTAGAAGATATTGACGTTAATATGACTGAAAATCACACAAACAAGATAAATATTACTGATAAAGTACAGATGATTATGAGGTATCCTTTGATTAATGACATTGATGCCAATGTTAAAGAAGATGTCGAAGGTCCATTTAAAGTATTGAAAAACTGTATTGAGAGTATTAGTGATGGTGATAAGACACACACCAAAGCTGATTTCTCTGATAAAGAATTAGACGATTTCTTAAATTCTTTTAATACAGAGCAATTGACAACCGTTATGGAATTTTTTAATAGTAT